TTTATGGTCAGTATTTAGCTTGTGATGGATTTGATGATGTAGCGTATGTTAGTGCACCTTCGGGAACAACTTTCCCTAATGTATTAAAAATATCTGGTATTTGTTATCAATACTCAAGTCTTAGCGGAAGCACTGGTGCTTTATATTCTAACTATGATGATTTCACCACTTGTTTTGATTGTCAGCAAAGCGTACCATCACCGCCGCCACCGAGCCCGCCAACACCGACTTGTTTTGCTATAAACAATATGTCAACAGGAAGCTCTGCGACTTTAGCGTGTAATCCTTCGAGATACGAGACAATGTACTTTAATAATTCATCTTTCTGTCAAGCATCTAACTTCTTTAGAACTGACGCAAATTGTGGTACATCAGTTGCAGACACTTATGTAAGTAATGGATCATATTATAGACAATGGTCTAGTGGTCAATTTGGGCCTTGTCTAATTTGTCAGCAACAATAATTTTAATACCTTTATAAAAATTTAATCTAATAAAATGCATGAAATACCAAATTTTTTATCGCACGAACAGTGTGATGAAATAATTAAATTAATAGATGCTAACCATTCTCGTTCCTCTGTTGTGGTTGGAGGGACAGATAGGTCAGACATTACAGAGCATCGAACTTCTTCAACTAGTAATTTAGACCCTAGCATAGATGTAATTAAAAATGTTCATCAAAAAATATCAGATTTTTTAGTTTTACCTTTAGAAAAAGGAGAATCTCTGCAAGGACAGCTATATGAGCCTGGTCAATACTTTAGACCACATAATGATTTTTTTAGTGGACCTGCATACAATATGCACTGTCGAGCTTCAGGAAACAGAACACATACTTTGATGGTATATTTAAATGACGATTTTGATGGCGGTGAAACAAACTTTCCAAACCTAAATAAAGTTGTCAAGCCTGAAAAAGGTAAAGCTATTTGGTGGAAAAATATGGAGGATGGAATAACTTTAACAGATTCTTTACATGAAGGTGTTACTGTTAAAACTGGGAAAAAATATATTGTTACATCATGGTGGCGAGAAAATAAATGGGATGGGGTTGGTGATTTAACAAAATATGAAGAGTTTAAAAATTTACAACCTGTACCTTACGAAAGTGCTGTGGTTCAAAAACCAGAGCCTATAATGGAAAGTAAAATTGTAAAGGCAACACAAAATAAATTAGACCCAAACCAACCTATACCAAAACTTACAGAAAATGGTTTTGAGCTTACTAAGTGTCCTGATGATATGTGGAATCTAATTAAAGATTGTTACAATTTAATTAAAGATAAAGAGACAGTTGAAGCTTTTGATGGCAAAGAAACGTATGTTCCTGGAGAAACAAAGCTTTTAAGTTTTGATAATATTCCTTCTGTAAAAAAAATATTACATAAAGAATTACAACCAATTCATGAAGACTTTTGCGGAAGAAAACTAGAACCGTCTTTTATTTACGGTATTAGATCCTACGAAAAAGGCTCTAGCTTAACAGAGCATGTTGACAGAGTAGAAACACATCATATTTCTAGTATTATAATTGTAGACAAAGATTTGACTTGCGGCTGTCAAAACAAAAAATACGCTGATGATTGGCCGCTAGATATACAAGGTCATGATGGTGAATGGTATAAAGTGTATGCACAACCAGGCGATATGATACTTTATGAATCAGCAATATGTAAACACGCTCGTAAGGAATTATTTGGTGGTAAATATTTTAGGAACTTTTATGTGCATTACAAGCTTGTATGATTGTTCATTTTTTAGCACCAGATGATAAAAAAATATGGCCAGAATTATGGAAAAAATGTTTGCAGTCTTGGAACAAATACACTTGTGTTGTAAAAATATGGAATGATAAAGAAATAGACGATTATTTAAAATGCTATGACCCAGAGTTTTACAAAATTATAGATAAGCTTCACAAAATTTTTAAACTTGATTACGTCAGATATGTAATTCTTGAAAATATAGGCGGTGTATATGCTGACATGGATATTGAACTCATCTCTCCTTTTATACACCAACTTGATAAAAATAAAATATACATCATAGGAGCAAGCAGTGAAGATGAGTATGTGCAAAATAGTTTGATGATATCTCCACCTAGTAATTTCTGGAGTGATTATCTTTTATTTTGTAGACAAAATATTATAACTAACATTGACACTGTATCTAAGTACCCCCATATAAAGGAGCACATACCGGGGTACATTGTAAGAAAGACAGTTGGACCTATAGCTTTATCTGAATTTATACAATCAAACTATTACGATTCTATTGAAATATTACCAGCTGATTTATTTAATAACTCCAAAAATATAAGTTTTACTAAACACCATCAAACAGGCACGTGGGGGTTTTTTGATTAGCACCAATAAATTTTTGTAAATTTGTACATAATTTATTTTTATGTCCTGTAAAACATATCAGTTAATCTGTCCACTTGACGCAAATCAGCCTTGTTCATGGGAAATAGGATGTTGTGCTACTGATTTAGTTGGTTTAGACGAAGTAACTATACAGCCAAATCAATTAATACAAGTATGTTTAGATACATCAGGACATTACGGACAGTTATCAGGTTCTGGATATATAAATTTAATTACAACGGAAGGGTACTCAGAAGGTCCTATTGACACAAGTTGTTCTACGCAATGTGGAGACCAAAACTCAAGTCCTATACCAACGCCTCCTAGTCCACCAACGCCTCCAACGCCTCCTAGTCCACCAACACCAGCTCCAACACCAAGTGTTGTAACTTGTTTACAAGGAGAAAATACCGTATCATTTGGCGTAGAAGGTGGTGTAAATGTATATCAATTCAACGGATCTTATGCTACTCCTTACGCCACAAACGTTGGAACTTATGTATTAAAAGATATACCTGCTAGTCATCCTATAGCATTTCAAAATTTTAATTTAACTAATGTAATAACGTATACAGGTACAAACGCAGTAGGACCAAAAGTAGGTTTAGATGGCAACACCTATACTTATTACTGGGGTGATGTAACCATTACAGTCGTGGGAGGTTATGGAACAATAAGCTATGAATGTTATTATCATGGCTATATGGGTGGACAAAATAATTTAGTTTATAACTCAAATGTATGTAGCGTGCCTGGTTCTCCAACGCCTACACCTACACCACCGAGCCCGCCCACTCCTAGCACAGTACCGCCTATACCATCGCCGATTACAACTAATTATACTTTATCATACAGCGATAGTGTTCAAGGCTGGCCATCATTTTATTCTTATAATCCTGACTTTATGGTGGGTATGAATAATTATTTATATTCTTTTAAAGGTGGTAATTTATATCGACACAACACAAATGAGTTGAGAAACAATTATTATGGGGAACAATTTAATAGTCAAATTACAACTGTATTTAACGAGTCGCCACTTGAAAACAAAATATTCAAATCTTTAAATTTAGAATCAGATTCTGCATGGACAGCTACTATGGAGTCTGATATACAAACAAGAGGATTTATTGATTATAGATGGTTTGAAAAAAAGGAGGGGGCATATTTTGCCTACATAAGAAAAACTGGAACTACACCTGCAATTCCGGGTGAGTATGCGTATAGGTCAGCACAAGGGGTAGGTAAAGCAAGCTCTTGGTCTGAAACTACTAATATATTGACACTTAATTTTCCAGTTAGTCCCATTGTTGATATTAGTTATGTTAACATTGGAGACTACATTTATTTTTCAGAAGGTGCATATACAACAATAAGTTTTAGTGGACAAGTAACAAACGTAGAAGTTAATCTTGTGAGTGGTATAAATAGACTATTTGTTAATACTAACTTTACACAGAGTATTATTATAAGTGAAATTACGCCATTTATTTTAGCCCTAAGAAATACAGAGGCAGAGGATGTGGGTGTACTAGGTCACCAAATGACAGTCACTATAGAAAACTTTAACACCACAGCTACTGAATTGTTTGCTATAGAGTCGGAAGTTATGAAAAGCTTTCCGTAAATTTAGTATCTTTGCATAGAATGGAATTTAATATACGAAAGTTAAATCCATCTGATTATGAGGATGTTTTGGTAAAATGGTGGAAAGACTGGAATTTTGAACCTCCAAGTAAGTCTTTTTTACCTGACCAAGGTGAAGGTGGTTTAATGGTTTTGCTCAATGACAAACCTGTTTGTGCGGGATTTATTTACTTTACAAATTCAAAAGTATCCTGGATAGAATGGATTATTTCAGACAAAAACCATAGAGTAAAAAGAAAAGAATGTTTGAAAATGTTAATTGAAAATTTAACATCAGTAAGTAAAAACAATGGTATGGAGTACGTATTTGCAAATAATAATAATAGGTTTTTGATTGATACATACTTAAATTTAGATTTTAAAAAAGGCAACATTTCAACTGAGTTAATTAAAATATTATAATATGGGTTTAGAAACGGCAGCATTAGTTTCAATTGGGTCAGCTGCATTAGGCTCTGGAATGAGCTTTGCTCAAGCATCCAAACAAAGAAAACTACAACAACAAGCAGAGACAGCAGCACAAAAAGCTTTTGATGAAGCAAAAGCAAAATTAGATGTAAATTATTTAGAAGGCTTAACAATAGCGAAAGAACCTTTTGAGTTGGAAAGAGAAGCATTAGCTCAAGCAGGTGCAGCTGCATTGCAAGCAGGAATCGAAGGAGACCAAAGGGGTGCTGGCGCTGTAGCGGGAAGAGTACTAATGGCTCAGCAACAACAACAAGCCCAGCAACGAGCTGCTATGGCACGTGAACAGCAAAGAATAGATGAGATGAGAGCTCAAGAAGAATCAAGGCTTCAAGGGGCACGAGTAGATTTAGATTTGGGAGAAGCAGTAGGTCAGCAGCAGAGAGCACAGCAAGCACAAGAAATGGGAGCTTCAGCTATGAACCAAGCTATAGGGGGTATGTTTGATATTGCAGCGGCAGGACTAGAAAGCGCAGACTTGTTTAGTGGTTCACAAGCAGCAAACAATAAACAAATAAGGCAATTTAGAAGATCTCCTGAATTTCAACAAGCAGAACAAAGAGCGTTGTTAAAAAAACAATTAGAATCAACATTTAATCCAAGGGAAAATATTTTTCCATCTAGTCAATTATTTCCTTTAGAAATATCAACTCCAAGAAATCAAGGTTTATAAATTATGGCTTTAGGATACGGATACGTAAGAGATGACGACCCAGTACAAATTAACTGGAGAGAAATAAGTAAAAATTTTACTGACAGAATTCAAGCTGACCAAGCTGACCGTCAGAAACGTAAGGATGATATTCAAGCAGAATATAATCAACTGCAAAAAGATTTAATTAATAAACCACAGGGTTATAACACAGATTTAAATAACGTTGTTGGTTCATTCGCTAACCAAGCTTCAGTGGCTTCATTAGATTTATTAAATAAATTAAAGACAGGTCAAATATCTGAGCAAGAATATTATACAAAAAGAGCTAATCTAAAAAGCAGCACAGAAAATTTCTTTTTATACTCTAATAATTTTAATGAAAATTATGACAAGTATATGAAGTTAGCAACATCTAATGATCCTAATAATCGTTTGTCAGGTAAAGCAATGTTTCAAATGGGGCTTGCCTCTGACATGTTAGATTTTAAAAATACAACAGCTATAATCGACCCCGGAACAAACGAGCTTATCCTTGTTAAAACCGATGAGCAAGGAAATCCAACTAATGAAATAGTTAATGTTTCTCAGTTAGGGTATTTAAGTTCGCAAGAAGAACTTTCTTACAATTACAAAGACCAAATAGATAAAGCAATAAAAAGAAGAGGTGCTAAAAGAACCAGGGATAAAAATGGAAAAGAAACCATAACAATACTCGGTGCTACACTTGGCACAGATGAAGCTAATACTACAATCGATGCATTAGCTGACAGCCTACTGGGGGATGAAGCTCAAGTCTTGAGTATTTTATATCAGAATGGTTATGAGTTTACTCAAGATGAAAGCATGAAAGGTAAAGATAAAACTATATATTTTGATATTAACACAAATGAGTATGATTATGACAGAAATGATGCAAAAAATATATTAATAGAGGATATTAAAACTGCTATTCCTCAAACAATTTTAGAAGCACCTACTGAAGACCCTTTAGACAAAAGATTAAAACTAGCACAA